ATATCAAAGTCCATGGTATAAACAATAGTACGTCTTGATTCCATAGCGCCTTCATATTCATCATTCAACACTACTCCAGTTAAAATGATAGGCACATCTTCTTTTATTGTATCAAAATCTTCAAACGGCTGAATCGTTAATGTATATTGCGGATTAAAATATGGTATAACCTGCTCTACTATTTGTAATGCATCGTCTTGATTTTTAGCATATGCGCTTAACTGAAAGCTAAGAATATATGGAACACCTTGTTGTATTTTATTTCTAGCTAAAATAGAACCAGGTACTGCCTGAATACTTTTATTTACTTTAGGTAGTTGCCTTGCAGGATCGTATGAAATATTTGTAATTTCAAAAGAAAGTCTAGGAAGTTTAATAGCTACCTTTGTATCTTCTTGCAGATCAGGAAATTCTCTGATTCTATCTAAAAACTTAGAACGCGGACCATAGGATAATGGAACCTTCTGTGTACTAATAACTCCACCACTTGAATCTTTACGAAGAACATATATGTCATTAAACATAGCGCCAAACGTTGCAACTGCTTTTCGTATACGTTGATGATAATAATAATTGCCAAACATTATTCAGGATCTCCAAATGGATTTGTCTCACTAAAGTCTATAAAATCTAATCCGGCAAAATCGTTATTTTGTTCATTTCCGCTTAGTTGATTGTCTTCGACAAATGATGAAATCGTTCCGCTAGCATTTGATTCTTGACCAGTAATAGTCCTACCTGTCGATGGTAAATGAAACTTACCATCATTTCCACCTAGATGTATAATAGAAAGAGTATTAATATCTGATACCCATTTAGATACTTCGCCTCCTAAAATAGTTCCATCTAATAGAGTTTGCTCTACGCGTTCGCCTATTTCAAAATTGCCAGATATTCCTGATAGTACTATGTCAAACTCATATGCATTGTTTTGTTCTATTCCATCAATTGATACCAGATCTGTATCAAAGTCTTCATCGCTATATTCAAATAGCTGACAACGCATTTTAAATGTTGGCAAATTAGATAGCTGATAGAATGGCTGTTCGTGTTCAACGTGCATCACTTCAAATAAAGAGTTAGACAATGGAAGGAATATTAGATCTCCCTCTCTTGGTCTTTCACCTTCTATTTGGTTATCAATGCGACCAACCGTAGTATTCCAACGTTTGCGAGCGACGATAAAAGTAGCTTCATCTCGTATCTCAACACCGAACTTAGAGAATAAATCTCCTTCTCCTTCAAATCCTTCTGTGTTTTCAATGTACATCTCAATCTTGTAAGAGTTACTAAATTTAGATGGAACGTCTTCTCCAAATACCCTATTTTCATTTACAATAGTTCGCGGAAGATAATAGACGTCTTGTCCGAACATCTTTAACGATTCTATAATAATATTCTCATATAAATTTTGTTCTGATCGAACTTTATCAGAGAAGTATATATTGCGTGCCATATTAACCTACAAAAAAGTTAGGGGGAAGTTCATGTTCTAATCTAATTCGTTCTCTGAGTTGTGTTATTTCTCCTAATGCATCTTCAAATATTTGCCGACCATTTAATGTAACGCCGCCTGGTAATTGCATTCCTTCAAACTTAATTAGGTTTGCACCCCATTGTTGTTTAATAAGAGCAGTCCCATATTCCTTTAACCACATATCATCATACACACTTGTGAAAGTATCTGGATCTACTATTTGATATATCTCTGCAACTACAAATTCACCAGCTTTTATTTCTTGATCAGCAAACGATCCATGTATATAAAGTCTATCTTGTCGTCTAGCAAATTCTACTTGCGGATGTCCATTTAGCTTCATATCTAATAATGATAGATACTGTTGTAATTGTTCGTAGTAAGCTAAGTCACCTGCAAAGTTTTGCATATCGGCAATATCATTTAACATCAGCTGATATTTTATATCAAAGAAATTACGTGAAGATCCGAACGAAGAATTGATCGGTAATAATCTAGATACATATATAATATCAGATGAGATAGGAATATAACCATTATCTACATCAGTCTGAGTTACCTGGTGTTTAAGATAAGTTTTAATGGTTGCATCTGAATGAAATTCTTGATACACTTGCAGGGCATCATCTACACGTTCTTCTAGCTGATCGTCATCCACGTTTATTTCAATAACTGGATCGCCAAGTCTACGAAGACAATAATCGATGAATCCTTGTCTTGATGCTGGAGCTGCCATATTAAGTCCTTTTAAAGAATTTGTATCTATTTATATAATAAAGGTTTACAATATTTATGAAGTGTGTTATAATAAGATAATGAAAACAGTATTTACAAACGGATGCTTCGACATTTTACATCGAGGTCATTTAGATTATTTAAAAGAATCTGCCTTTTGGGGAGAAAGACTTATTGTCGGCATTAACTCCGATAGCAGTGTACGCAAACTAAAAGGTTCAGATAGGCCAATAAACAAAGAAGAAGACAGAAAGTTTGCACTAGAATGTTTAAGCTTCGTTGATCGAGTTTATATTTTTGATGAGCCAACGCCTTATGAACTAATCAAATATATAAGACCAGATATAATCACAAAAGGCGGTGATTATGTACCAGATAATGTTGTTGGTAACGATTTAGCCAGAGTTAAAATTATACCATACACTATAGGATACTCTACTACAGAATTTATTGAAAGGATTCGTAATGACTAGGCTTGAAGGCTTCATTGAAAAAGGTTGGGGCCATGAACTAATTTGGGCTACTAATGAAAAGTATTGTGGTAAACTTATGAAATTCAATAAGGGTTCACGTTTCTCTATGCATTTTCATAAAGAAAAAGATGAGAGTTGGTATGTTCTAGACGGCAAATTTGATTTACTCACTATAGATACTACTGATGCATCAGTACAAAAATCAAGATTAGAAGCAGGTGATGTATGGAGAAACGAACCATTGCTTCCTCATCAACTTATATGTTTAGAAGAAGGAACTGTTATAGAAGTTTCTACTCCAGATTCAGTAGAAGATAATTATCGTGTTGCTAAGGGAAGCGGTCAATAATTACGTAATTTCTGGAAATAGGCATTCGTCTATATACTTCCTAACCACATCAGGAGCCACACCCATATTTTCCATTACTCTTGGCGTATGTGGATTTTTCTTTTGATTGATCGCATACCAATTATGTTTATGAGTATAATTTGTTTTAGTACTTAGTCCTATATTATGTACAAAGTATTCTAAGTTATTGACAGCAAGATCCAATAACTCCTGTAATTCGTCAGGGTCTCTAACGTTACCAGCTGAAACCATGGAACCGCTGAATATAGCCTTTGCCCAATCAGGTAACTCTCTTTTCTTTGATGGAATAAAACTGTGTACATTCTCTTTAAACTGTGATAATATATGACTATCAGGATCAATAGGACTAAAGTCGTGAAAGGCTCCGGTTACTTTCTTTGGTCCAGCAATAATATCAAAACCGTAAATCGGTGCAGGATCGTTAACATGTGGATAGACGCACAAATGCATCATCCATAGTTTTCGATCTTCTCGCGCATCAATAATGTCTAAGTCTGCTCTGCGCCAAATGTCAGGAGAATAATATGTAGTTGCAGGCCAGGGAAAATCGTGGGTGTGTTTAGTAGTAGAAAGAGATTCTAAAAGCTCTTTCATTTTTTCACTAGTGTCTATAAGTTTTTCAAAGATCAAAACGATTCTCTAAATCGTTAAATAAATTAATTGCATACTTAAATCCATGGATAGCTTCATCAGCCATTTCATTTGTTAGTAAACTTCTCATTATGCTAATCAATTCTGACTTATTTTCAAAATTAAAATATTCAGTCCAGCACTCTTCGTCTAGATCTGGAAGAGACTCTTGGTCTCTATATTCCCAAGAGGAATCTTCGTCCGGACGAGGGGCTTTTTTAGCAATAATTTGCCCACCGTACATGTCACCGAAATGTCTTACATACATATGTGCTAGTATTTGTTCTCTGGTACAAGACTCTAAATACTCAACATATTCATGTGTAGTTGGCTCATATTCATTTTCGTAGGGAAACCAACCTCTATCCAGTGTAAGTGGCCATATTCTTTGAATATCCCTGAGTTTGGGATGATCTTTAAATATTCCTAATCTATCAGCTTTTGTTTCTAAAACAGAATATATATAGAGTAAGTTATATAAGTATTGGCCGTATTGTTTGCACGTCATATCTCCTGATACTAGCAATTGAGACCATTTGGTTTGTTCGGCTTTTTTGTGAATTGAATCAGTCAATTTTTTAAGTGACATAAATAACTCCATGATGACAATAAAATGATATTTATACAAT